TGTGTGAAAAGGAGGGTAAATAGTATATAGGTGGGAATTTGGGTCACCGCCGTCACCCGCGTCACCCGGACAAGCCCGTGGCGTTTCCCCGGCGGCGGGTGTTTGGAGGATATTCCTAGCAAAAACGCTGGAAACTGCCTTTCCCGGCCGATTGGCAACAACTGGACACCGGGGAGAATTGGGTCACTGTTGGGTCACTGTTGGGTCACTGTTGGGTCACTGGGCACAAAAATCCCCCGCGCGGGTTGTTGACCCGCCGAGGGTGCTTTGTTAACTTGGCCCGTGGCTATACGTCACGGTCAGTCTGGCGGAACCCGATGACCGTTTAGTGGAAGGGTTTTCAGTTTCACCCATCGTTCCAACTCTGCGTGAAACCGCTTTGGAACCTTCCGGCCGTTGTCGAACTTTTCTGGCAACTTGCCAGTGTCCAGATCGACATACGCCCAAGCGCGGTCAGTGATTCCTTCGTGCGCGTTTCCGGTGTTGAATACCAACACCAGTTCCTCATTGTCGTCAAGGTCTGCCGCGACTTGATTGCCTTCGCCATCAATCCACACAAACCAATCGAACAGATTGCCATCGAAAAAATTGTGATCATGGACATCTCCATTTTCATCAATCGTTTCGGTATCCCATTCGTAGAATACTGCCATTATTATCACCTCCTTCCGAGGCATCTTTGCCAATGAACAACTTGCCTAAACCGGGCAAGCAAACGACCATTATAACATATCGGAAATTTTGAAATTTGGATTCCGGCGGTTGTCGGGGGAAAAATGTTTCTGGTTGTTAGGAAATAAAAATTTTAAAAAAAAGTTTGACACGGTTTTGGGCACAAAAAAACCCGGCCGAAGCCGGGCTGGAATTTTTGGGGTTGGTGCGATTAGTCTTTCCCAAACATCATTTCAATTACCTTCAGTCGTTCCGCGATTGTGGAGTCGTGCCATGCGTCGTCGTCGGTGTGCCCGTCTGGGTCGATGTATTCGTCCCATAGCGCGCGCTTGCTGGCGATTTCGGCATTCGTTGGCCGGGTTGCCGACACCCCCGTGGACAGGACACCTTCGGGGTCGATCTTGTCCGCTAGTTTATTACGCAGGGCATCCTGCCATTCCTTTGTTCCGCCTATTATCTCTAGTTTCATTATGTTTTATTTTTGTTTTCCGCGCGCGCTTTAGATTGCGCGCAAAGTTTTTCCCTTGGATGGTTGCTGTTTGATGCGCGCCTTTATTAGCGCGCGCATATCGGCCTCGATCTGGTCGAGGAAATCCGCCCCGCATCGGTGGAATTTGTGCGCGCGCGTTTCCGGCGCGACGGCAAGGGCGAATTGTTTAACTTGTTTGCGATTTATTAGGTTCATTTTTCCAGTTGTTGCCGGGCGAATTCCCGCAAGGCGGTGGCGTTGTTCGGGTCAAGTTGTCCGCGCTCCACCGCGCGCGTCATGCGCGCAATTATGCGGGCTTGTTTTTTGGTTGTCCGCGCTCCGGCATTTAGCGCGGCGGTGTACTTTTTCGTGGTTGTCAATATTAGCATTTTTCTGGGTGTTAATTGTCAAAAAATGCCGGGGGAATTAAATCACCCCGGCCCGGTATTCCTCCGCCAATTCCGTTACGTTTTCGCGGCGGTGGCCAGTGTCCCACAAATGCCACCAAATCGCCTTGAAAAGCGATTCGGCCGGGGTGGTAGCGTCCGCGTCCCAAAAGGCCGCCAAGCGGCCCTGTAGCTCGTTTGCAAGGGCATCCTGTTTGGCGGCCTTTGCACCAATGGCGCAGGCGTTGAACATGGCGCACCCCGCCGGGCTTGCCTGATGGACGGCGCAAAGCCCGCCCCGGTAGTGGACACAGTGACCATTGTCCCGCGTGGCAGGCACTAGTGATGGAATTCTGACAAACTCCACCCCGCGCGGCCCTTGCCGGGCCACGGTTGCGCCTTGGCTGGCCAGTAAGTTTTTCTCGGCCCATTGCCAAACGGTTTGCCCGTCCACCGCCGTGGCGTCCCGGTATTTTTGCAAATCATCCGGCAATAAATAGCCGGTCAAGACCGTGCAACCGTGGCGGCATTTTTCGCAACGACAATTCGTCCGTTTTATTTTGTTTTTCCGTTTCATAATTTCACCAATTGCAAAGCCAATTCCACAGGCCGCAAAAATCAATTGTCAGCCACAGGAAAAAACCGATTGTGACAATGACGAACCAGTCAAAGATTGAATCGTAATCCCAATTCATTTTTGACCTTTCCGCGCCACTAATTGGGCCGCCGTTTTTTGTGAACCATGCGCCACAAATCCAATTACCGCGCGGCGGTTTTTGGTTTGGCATTTTTGACACGTTAGGCAATTGACTTGGCCGGTGGTGTCGGTTTGGGCCGGGCAAATTTCAATCGGTAAACCGCCGGGCGTTTTTGTGGTGGTGGCGTCTGCTACAAGGCACGTTACCGGGCCGATTTTAAGCGCGGCCAATTTGTCCGCGTGGCGGGGATTATTCGCGGAAAGATTAACGGTAAACCCGGCCGCGTTAGCCGCCTTTATTTTGTCCGCGTTGCGTGGCGTGGCCGGTTTGTGGGTGTACGTGAATCCCCGGCGGCCACGGTTGGCGGACAACAAATCAAAAAGGGCCGCCGCATCGATGGCGTTTCCGATGCCGGGCAAATCCCCGGCCTGATTATGCCGCCACAGTGTACCGGCGGGAAAGGCCCGCACGGCGTCACAAAAGGCCGTCCACGGCATTTTCCGCTCCCCGGTGGATACCTTTGCCCAGTGGATAGCCAAAGGGCCGCCGTTGGCGTAGCAACCGCCGCCGCGTAAAGGGCAAACGGTTGGGCAAGTTTCCGCCCCGGTAGTTGAAACCGGAATTGGCCCGGTTTTTGTGTTTCGGGATTTTGGTGTTAGGTGGACAAAATAAGTTGCGTTAATTTTCATATTTTCCTTGGCGTTTGTTGCGTTTAAAACCGGCAAAGCCGGAGCGAATTAACGCCCCGGCCTTGGCCTTGGTTTTTGTTTTTGGTTACAGTGTTTCTACGTCAATGGTTTCGAATTTCACCCCGGCCCGGCGGTCAAGCGTGGCATGGAGTGTTTGCGTCCGGCGGCAAAGCGTTTCCAACGGTTGCCCTTTGCTAACTTCCGTCACCGCATTCCAAAAGGTAAACAGATTTTCGGCGCGGAAACATTCGTGCCGTGGTTCGCGGTATTCGGCCAAGACTTTTCGGGCATCGCTCCAAACAACCGAATCGTTTTCACAACACTCCACCAGCAAATCGCTGGCCGCCTCTTTGGTCAAATCAACGCCCTTGTAAGAGTTGATTCGCTTTTCATTATTCGAAAACGCCAACCCCATCTTGGCCGTGGCTTCCAACACCATTGTCGGCAAATGCCGGATGATTTTCGGAGTGTGGCGGCGAGTAACATTTATTTGGCCGCTGAATGCCAGATTGTCACAAACAAAAACACTCGACCCGATGCACAACCCGGCCGGGAATTTTTTGTCGTGAGAATTACGCAAACCAATTACGTTTGCGAACTCCTGATTCGGCCCTTTCATTTGCAGGATTCCGAAAAACCGCGCCCCGTCTGGCGTTACGCCAAAGCCCGATTTTTCAATCTCCATGTTTTCAAGTTGGATTCCTTTTTCCACCATGCGAACAAAATCCCCGTGCCCGATTGGGTGGTGGGTTGTGGTGGGAGCCGGAATCGGCAATTGATTTAACTGTTCCCGCGTAACTAGTTCCGCGCCTTTATGCAACATTAGACCTTTCATAATGGTTTTTATTTTTTGTTTTAGACAGAGCGAATCCGATTCGCCCCGTCCGATTTTCCCGCCCCGGTATCTAGACACCGGGCAGGAAAACCGGGCGGGATTAATCAGCGGCGTTTATTTCCTGCAACAGTTTGTCGGCGGTGTCGGCCAACCGGGCGCAATTGTGAAACCATTCAACGGCGGTTGCGTGGCTTTTACTTCCCGGCTCTTCCGTTTGTATCACGGCCAGCATCCAATGCATTAAGCCGGTGAACGTTGGCGGTAGGTTTACGGATTCGGTTAGTTTTTTCGGTTCGTTTTTCATTTTGGTTTTTGTTCAGATTTTGGTGTCGACGCTTCGCACGGCTTCCGCAATGAAGCGCAATTCCTTTTCGATGTTTGCAAGCGTGCTGCTCATTGTGGCCATCGCTTCGGCCATTATTTTGGCGGTTTCTTGTAACGCCGTTTCGGTTGTCAGTGACAATTCAATCGTGTTTTTTGTATCGTTTTGCATTTTGGTTTTTATTTTGTATTTATTCGCGGCCGTTAGTCGTGACCGCCGCCAAAATCGCATTTTTCGCCCGATAGTGTCAAACAAATTGCAAAACTTTTTTAAAATTAGACGAATTCCCTGATTTTATGGCCGATAAAATAGTTTTTCGGCCTTTGGGCCGGTTGTGTTAGATTTGTTGGCCTATGGCGGAAAACCGGGGCGGCCACAACAAAATTCCCAAAGCTAAAAAGCAAAAAGTTTTGGAGGAATTAAAGGCCGGGAAAAGCATTTTGGAAACGGCCAACACCGTTGGCGTGGGCACAACCACGGTTGCCCGAATTAGAGTTGAAAACAGGGCCGATTTGCCAACGTGGAAAGCCAAAACGGTGGCCGCGTTAACGGAATTGCACGGCAAAATTGTAGAAGATTTGCAGGAAACCTACAAAGCCGTACCACCCGGCCAAAAATCCATTTTGTTGGGCGTAGTTACCGACAAAATAAAATCTTTGGCCGAATCTGAATCCCAAACCATAACGCATAATCATCTCCACATTTCCCACGGCGACGTGAATTCATTGTTTACTGACAACAAAACAGGGAATTCGGCGCAAAACAAAAAGGAATCCGGCGCAATGGACAAACCGATTGACATTCCCACCACCCCACCGGCCGACAGTGACGAATCTCGCGCGGATCAATAATTTTGTCGCGCCGCGAATCGCGTCGTGTGGGGGGAGGGGGTCGTCGCGTCTCGCGCGCTCCAATCCTCTAATGGATTTTGACTTACAAAATTTTTTGACAAAAAGGGCATGAAAGAATCCGAACTCGCACCGTTTCTAGGCGTACCTAGAACCGAGATCGTGGCAATCCGTAAAAAGAACCCCGAATACTCCTACAAGGTTGGACGAGCCATCCACTGGACGGACGAGGGCAAGGCGTTTTTGTACCGGGAACTGGGTTTGGACACCCCGCTGGAGCCGGACAAACCCCGCGAGAAGACGGCCACCACTGAACGCTGTTATTTCCCGAACCGCCAACTGCTGGAAGCCAGACTGGACGACGGCAAACTGGTACTGGTGCGGGTAAAGGATTCCAGTATGTACGTCCCGAAAATGAGAATCCCGGTAAAGCCGAATGGCAACGGGTGGGTAGTTACCCGGCATCCCCGGCAGCGTGGGAAAATCTAGTGACTCCCGACGATCAGGCGGATGCGTACTACCAAGAGGTGATTGCGCTGACGGATCGGTTTAAGGAGGAATTTGACATGACGTACATCCAGTTGATCGGCGTTCTGGAGACGGTTAAACTGGAGTTGTTTTGTGAGTATGCGTCGATCTTGACGGATGACGACGACGAAGATTTTGAAGATGGAGACACATGAAATGGAGAGAGTGGCTTCCACAGTGGTGGAGGGTTTGAATGTCCAGACGGACATGGGGCGTGAGATTGTGAAAGTCGCGCTGGAGTGCATAAAGTTGTTTGATGAAAAGCAACTGGATTATGGGAGTTCGAATATTGCGGCTTCTGGAGAAATTGGAATCGCGGTTCGCCTTCAGGATAAGGTGAGTCGAATGCGTCACATCTTGCTTAAAGGGATGCGTGGCAACGGTGAGGTGAACAACGAACCCTTGGTGGATTCGTACCAAGATGCGGCGAACTACGGCATGATTGGGATGTTGTTGAATCGGAAGGTTTGGAAATAATTATGGGTTGGCGCATAAGACAGAGAGACGAAGATAGGGAAAAACTTCGGGAAGAGCAGATGAACGCTGCCCAATGCGGTGTATGCGGTGTATGCGGTGTATGCGGTGGGGCTATACTTGACCCCCTTAACCCCGACCAAGAGTATTGTTCGTCGTGCATAAACAATGCAGAAAAGCCCGACTAAATGGCATTCACCCCCACACCTCACCCGGTTCTGGTAATTCCTTCGCAGGAGAAGATGCAGGAATTTGCCGCCCGTGGGGATGCGGGGCTGGACGAGTTGGCCCGCGCGCTGGAAAAGCGGGAGGAACTGATCCGACTGGAGAAGGAAGACCCCTACCGTTATGGGTTTGAACCTGACAACTGGAAGGACGCCGACACTCTTTGGGGGGAAGCCGGGGAGTTGTTGATTCAGGGGGGCAACCGCGCTGGAAAATCCGAGTATGCGGCCAAGCGGATTGTGCAGACGATGACGGCCAAGAAGGGCGCGAAGGTGTGGGTGTTGGGCATGACGGCGCAGTCCAGCATCCGCGATCAGCAGCAACTCGTCTACAAGTATATCCCGACCGAGTGGAAGAACATCAAGAAGGGCCGCGTCCAGAACGTGAGTTTCAGCCAGAAAAATGGCTTCACCGAGAACACCTTCATTTTGCCAAACGGCTCTCAATGTTGGTTTATGAATTATTCGCAGGAAATGCGGGTGATTGAGGGCGGCGAGGTGGACATGATCTGGTGTGATGAGTTGGTTCCGATTACTTGGATTGAGACGCTGCGGTTTAGGTTGGTGACCCGCGCCGGGAGCCATGAATTGTCCGGCCGGTTACTGGTTACTTTCACCCCCGTGGATGGCTACACCCCCACCGTCAAGGAATACTTGAATGGGATGAGCATACTGGAGACGCGGCCGAGTCCGTTGTTGCCGGGCAACGTGAATGTGGGGGGTTGTCCGCCGGGTGAGATGCCGTACACGGCGAGGAACCGGAAGGACAACGGCCGCATTATCTGGTTTTTCACTTCCATGAACCCGTACAACCCCTACTCGGAGATGGTGAAGACCTTGAAGGGGGAAACCAGCATTCAGATCAAGCTGCGGGCGTATGGGTATGCGGAGAACCTGACTGGAAACCAGTTTCCCAAGTTTTGCCATGTTCACATTCTCGACCCCGACAAGATTCCGAGTGGGACGAACTACATGGGGGTTGACCCCGCGTGGAACCGGAACTGGTTCATGTTGTGGTTGCGGGTGGACGATGCTGGCCGCAAGTATGTATATAGGGAGTGGCCGGATCGGGACACCTACGGGGAGTGGGCCGTGCCCGGTGAGAAGCCGGATGGGGCGATTGGCCCGGCGCAGAGTATTGGGGGCGGGCGCGGCGTGGACGAGTTAAAGGAGTTAATTGCCGAACTGGAAGATGGCGAGGAAATTGAAGAGAGATACATTGACCCCCGCGCGGGGGCGACACAGGCGGCGGGGCGCGAGGGTGGCACAAGCATCATTGATTTGTTGGCCGAGGGCGAGGAGCCAATGTTTTTTAATCAGGCGGCGGGGATTTCGGTGGCGAACGGCCTGACCATCGTCAACGACTGGTTGAACTACGACCAGACCTCCCCCGTGGATGTGATGAATGAACCCCGCCTTTATGTGAGCCGGGACTGCGGGAACCTCATCTACTCCTTGCAGGAGTGGACAAATCGGGATGGGGAACGCGGGGCGTCCAAAGACCCCGTGGACACCTTGAGATACTTGGCCGTGATGGAGCCAATCCATGTCACGGCCGAGACATTTGCAGGAACCGCCTTGGGAGGGTACTAATGATCTCGGCGTTGCCACTTTTGCTGACTCCCCGACAGGCTGAAGAACTGACGGGGCTTGAGCGTAAGTATTTGGCGAGACTTGCCGAGAGCGGGAAGGTGAAAATTTACAGAACTACTGGTAACCAGAGGCGGTATTATAAATCGTCTCTACTGGAGTATTTTGGATATGGAAACAAACGATAAAATCGCGCAGGCCACGGATGTGCCTGACGTTAGAGAGTTGGCGAAGGAGTATAGTCGGTCGTTGAACGAGGGCTACTCCTTGGAGCGGGTGACCGAACTGGATGATGTACGGTTCACCAGATGGGCTTCGCAGAGTGACGACGGGAAGAAGCACGATGCGAACATGAAGGAGGGGAGTCAGGCTTTCCCGTGGGATGGTGCGAGTGACACCCGCATCCCGTTGGCCGACTCCATAATCAATGACTCGGTGGACATTATGACCACGGCCTTTAGCCGGGCGACCTTGAAGGTTGGCGGCACGGAAGTTGGGGATGCCCCGACGGCCGCCGTGGCGAACAACCTGATGCGGTGGCAGATGGACACCAAGTTGTACCACACGTTGAATCGCGAAGCCGAGTTGTTGGCCCAGTACGGGCAGCAGTATGGGTGGAGTGCGTTGTTCGTGGGTTGGGAGCAGAAGAGTGCCTTGAAACCCCGCGTCATCACGATGGACGAGATTATGCAGATGGCGGGGCAGATGGAGGAGGGCAATCCCTTGAAAGATTTGCCCGAACTCATCATGGACGAGGAGCAGGAGGATGTTGTGGTTGGAATATTGCAGGCGCAGTTTCCCGGTCTGGAGGCGAAGGAAGCCAGATCGGCCATTCGGGATTTGAGGAACGACGGCCAGACCGAGATACCGGAAGCGTATATTGCGGTGAACCAACCGACCATTGTGGCGTTGAAGCCGTGGGAGGAGATTTCGTTCCCGCCCGAAACGGTGGACTTGCAGTCGGCGCGGGTGATTTTTCGCCGGACATTTTTAACCGAGGCCGAGCTTCGGGCGAAAGTGGTGGACGAAGACTGGGACGAGGCGTGGGTGGAGGAGGCTTTGAAAACGGCCGGTCGCTCCAGCGAGTTTCACGATTTCAGCCAGACGGTTACGGACTTGACGTTGAACGAGTCCCTGTCCATGTACGACAACTTGATTGAGGTGGTGTATGCGTACAGCCGACAGGTGGACAAGAATGGAGTGCCGGGGATATATTTCACCGTGTTTAACCCCATCATGTCCATGCACTCGACGGGGGATGAGTTGTTCGCGAAACACGAATTACTTGACTACGTTCACTGCCGGTATCCGTTTGTGGAGTATCGGCGGGAGCGGTTGAAGCGGCGGGTTTCGGAGAGCCGTGGAGTGCCGGACATTTGCCGCACATGGCAGAACGAGATCAAGACGCAGCGGGATTCTGTTTTTGATTCGACCAGTTTCGAGACGCTGCCGCCCATTATGGTGAGCAAGCGGATTGGGGTGGCGAACAAGATTGGCCCGGCCGTTCAGTTGCCGGTGACCAAGCCGGGCGAGTATGAGTTTATGAACCCGCCCGCCCGCACCCCGCACCCTGCGCTGCACCTGATCGACATAGTGACGAAGCAGGCGGATGAATATTTTGGGCGGGCGAACCCCGCGATTCCGGCCACGCAGACCCAGTTGAAGCAGCAGAGGTTGGTAAACAACTGGTTGACCACATGGACGGAGGCGTACCAGCAGATGTTTGCGTTAAGTCTCCAGTATTTGTCGCCGGAAGAAATTCAGCGCATTACCGGGACGGGCCTCCCGCTGGAGAGTGATATGCGCCAGTTCGATTTTGTGCTGAAGTTTGACGTTCGCGAATTGGACACGGATTATGTGAACACCAAGTTGTCCAGTATCGCACAATATGTCGTACCGCAGGACGTTGGGGGTGTTCTGGATCGTAACAAGTTGGTTGAGATGATTACCCGTTCAATTTCGCCGGACATTGCGGAGGAACTGGTTATTGACCAGACCACGGCCTCCCAGAAAATGTATGAGGATGTGAAGGCCGACGTTGGGGGGATGATGTTGGGAATGGAGCCGCAGTATGTGGAGAACGATCCGGCGGCGCAGACCAAGATGCAGTACGCGCAGGAAATTGTTGGGCGCAACCCGAAGGCACAGTCCGCGTTGCAGGGTGACGAATTGTTCGCGCAGTTGTTTGAGAACTATTCCAAGAATCTGCAAATGTCTGTCATGCAGCAGCAAAATGCACAGATCGGCCGCATAGGAGTTAATCAGGTAACATGAACCAGAACCTAGCACCTTTTCAGTTTGAGAACAGCGTTTTGTGGGACGCGATTCTTGACAATATGGGGGCGGCCGTGGAGGTGGAAACTTCGCAGGCAATCGCTGGAGAAACGCAGGGTGAGGAGCGGATTCACCAGTGCGGGAGAGCCGCTGGACTGACCGATTTCAAATCGCATTTGGTTCATTTACGGGAAACCGCACTCAATAACATGAATTAAAAACCAGACAAAACCCACCGCAACCCCCCACACCCCCCGCGTTCGTCCTTATTCTTTTTGACGACCGGGGGTTTTCTGCGTCTATAGCGAACGAGAAGTTCTGCGGGCTTCTAAAAAAATCCGCTGCCAGCCCACTTGCCGGGCTATAAAATAGCATGAGTGAAAACGAAGTAGCTGGAGGAGATAGCACTCCAGAATCGACGGAAGCTATCAACGAGGTAGACCCTAGTCAGGCGACTGACGTTGATGGGTTGGCGGGGCAACTGGAAAGGTTGTTGACCCCCGAACCGGAACCAGCACCGGACGCCGAAGAACCGGCGGAAAACGCGGAGAGTGAGGAGTCTCCTCCCGATGGGTCGTCGAGTGACGAACAACCGGAGGAAGGAGAAGCCGAGGAAGTTCTTTCTCAAACTGAATCAGAAGATTCTGCGGAAGCTGAACAGGCGGCAGACGACACCGTGGATTCTCCCAGCCCCCAAAAGGGGTTGTTGAAGAGAATCGACAAGTTGACTGCCAAACGTAGGGAAGCGGAAGGCAGGGTGGATGATCTGGAGTCGGAGGTTAAAAGCCTGCGGGAGCAGTTGGAGTCCAAGGAGGAATTGCCCGAACTGGCCAACATACCAAGCTCGAATCCGTATAGTAATTTGACATCGCGAAGGGCGGTGGAAAAGGAAATGGAAAAAGCGGATGAAATCTTGGAGTGGTGTGAGGATAACCCAGATGGGGCGATTATTGAAAAGAGTGGCGACGACGACATTGAATATTCGGCGGATGATGTGCGAAACATAAAGCGCAATGCCCGCAAATCTATCAAGAAACATCTCCCAGAAAGGCTGAAATACTTGCAGGAAGAGTCTCAAGTGAATGACCAAGTGGAACAGGTTTTTACTTACTGGAAAGACCGGAGTTCCGTGGGTTATCAAGAGGCACAGGAAATCTTGAAAAACCGGCCAGAGATTCGGAGCCACCCAACGTGGAAAGCGGATGTTAGTATTTACCAGTTGGGTTTGCAGGCTTACCGGGAAATGGTGAGCAATCCGAAAAGCAATTCGGCCAAACCCAAGGCCAAAGCACCCGCCCAACCATCTGCGCCTACATCTGCACCGGCAAAGCCCAAACCCGCTGCCGCCCGTTCAGCTTCCGCTAGGAAATCTTTTGACCAGTCCAGAGATGCGGATTCCTTGGCAAACGTAATCTTAAACGATTACTTATAATATAGGGTATATAGATACCCGCAGATAAGAAAGATATAATCAAATGGCAGTTCTATTAGAAGCTGGATACAACGGCACTCAATCGGGTGGCCGAGAGGATTTGTCTAACCTTATCAGCAATGTCGATGCTAAATCTACTGTTTTTTCGTCTCTTGCGAAGAAAGGGAAGAAGCCCGGCAATGTTGTGATGGGGTGGCAAATGGATAAATACGAAGACCCGTCTGTTCATGGGATATTCGAGGCGACCGATGTCGTCACGGGTGACTATGTGAACCCGGCCGTGAATCGTAAGTTGATGCAGAATTATGTGCAGATTTTTCGGCGCACGTTCCGCATTTCGAATCTCGCAGATGAGGTTCAAGTGGTCGCTGGCGTTAAGTCGGAACTCGCGAATGGTATCGCCAAGAAATTGGTCGAGATTAAGCGTGACATGGAGTATGCCTTTCTAGGCAACACGGACGCAGATGCGGAGAGTGGGACGCAGAATCCATACGTTACAAAAGCATTGGGAAGTTTTCTCCATGCTTCTGGAACTGGCGGTGGTGCGGATGACTTCACTCCAACTGGGTTTTTGTGCCCCGGCGACTCAATCGAAACTACGGCAACTGGCAGTTTGACAGAAGGCAAGGTGCAGGATGTGTTGAAGAGTATCTACAACACCACCGGCACTATTCGCGACTATGATCTGCTTTGTGGCCCGACGTTGAAGCGCGTGTTTACGAACTTCACGCAGTCTGCTACTGGTTCTAATGACCGTTTGGCCATTAAGACCTTTAATCAGGCCGCGAGTGAGAAGTCGTATATCAACGTGATTGATGTGTTCGAAGGTGATTTTGGCCGCTTGCGGTTACATCCCACCGTTCACATAAATACCACGGCGACTACGGGTTCTAGTGCGACTTTGCGTTCGCACGGTCAGACCACAACGGCCGCGCCTTTCAAGGGATATGTTATCCCGTTTGACAAGGCTGAAATCCGTTATGGCAAACTGCCGCAGATCAAGGAATTGACTGACAACGGCGGCGGCCCTGCAAGGTTGATTGAGGCAATGGCCGCATTGGTGATTCACAATCCCAGCGCGTTCGGGTTCTTCAACGGCGCATCGTAATCATGTACGCCCCAGAGGGATTATCAGACGAAATGTCTGCCCTTGTGGCGGCGAATTTGAAGGGGCGGTTGGCTCGCGAGTATCAAGGCTCGCGGGTCAACCAATCCTCCAATATCGCAACCCAAGCGCGGGAAGAATCGAAGCACTCTGCAATAGGAGAGCAGAAGGCTAGAATCGACGCGACCTCCTACCACCATTGGGGGCAGCGATTGGGATACGAATGCTGGAACGACCGCAAGTTTATGAAGGAGTATTTGCGGGACAATCCAGAGAGCCGGGTCAAGTCCGTTAGCGGAAAGACCCAAGTAGGATATGGGAGCAACAAGCCAATTGGGTATTACGATACGCCGGTTGGCCGCGTCACATATCGCAAGGTGTATGGGCCGAATGAGCGCGTTGAAGTAGATGCAAACGCTTAAATTCAGCAATGTAGTTTACGGGGTGGCGCAACTGGCCGGGCTGGATAGGGACAACCTACCCACTCATTTTTTCAAGCAAGTGCGCGACTTGGCCAACCCCCGTATGGCATTGGCGTGGGAGACGGAATATTGGCCCGACCTTTTACGAATTTCAGAACTTACCGTCACGACGACCGACAGCGTGAGTTCAATAGCCTACCCGACCGATGCTGGAGAAGTTTTGGAGGTGTACGATAAGAATCCTAGAAAAACCACTCTTCGTTCTGGTGTGGATTTTATATTGTACGATGATGGTACTGATAGCGACACTAATTCTGGCAAAACAATTACTGTTTTCACTACGACCTCGCCGCTTTATGTCGAGTACCGAATCGCCCGACCGGAATTAAAGGGCGACGCCTATGCTTCAACCACGATTTATTTGGATGACGCACAGGTTTACTATTCAACCACCGGCCATTTTTACACCCGCAAGAACCAGAGTGGTTCGGAAACGGGGGTTGTCCCGACCACAACGGCGGATTGGGACAAGGTTTTGATGCCGAAGATTTTTGAGAATTACTTAATCCGTGGAATATACGCGGATTACTTGAGAGCAAACGGGCAGTCCGACATTGCGGCTGCGGAAGACAGAAATGCCGAGGGAATTATCACGCTGGAAGCGGACAAAGTTTACCGGCAACAAGGTCAGGTTAGACGAACGAGTGTTTTAGGATATTAAATTATGAAAGTTAGAGCAGTAACAGGCGCAAGAACAATCACGGCGAATAGCAGCACCGCATTCAAGACAGTGGCGGCTGCGTTGGCGGCAAACGATTATCGAAAGTCGTTCATCATCACCAACATGGCCGTGGATAAGTTGCTTGTGAATTTGTCTGGAACCGCACCAACCACCACGGCTTGCCACTTCGTCCTTCCCGGTTGCAGTTCAACCGCAGATGGCACGGGCGGCACATTGAGCGTGGACGGGTATGTGGGTGCGGTGACGGTGGCTGGAACGGGGGCTGGAGGCAGCTACTCGATAGTCGAGTTTGGTTAAACCGAAAGGAATAATATGGGAGCAAAATTTAGCGGCGGTGGAGCCGTAGTATTTCACGACAGGACTGACGCCCCCGGCGAGATCACCCGCGAACTCGTTAACTCGACAGACGGCCAAGGTCTGCACTTCGACGGTGCGGCTGGCAACATCGACATTGCATCGCCGCCCGACTTGGGAACGAAGTTCAGTTTCGAGTTGATTCTGCAAGCGGATGTTGCTGCTTCAGCCGGTGAGTTTATTTTTGATTTTTACAACAATTCACCCGCATCGCGTTTTGGTTTTTATCGCAACAGCGATGACACTCTTTTAATTTACGACACAAACAATCGGGTTTTTACGGGTTCCGATTTCTTGTCTGATGTGAAAGTTCATCACCTCGTTGTGACGGTGGACGGCACGGCGGCGATTATTTACGACAACGGCAACCAAGTCGGCACAGCCACATTAGGCGCGTCTGCAACTATCGACGATGCGGACACACTAAAAATCGGGAGTA